ATCAGTAGGCTTGAGCCGCACCCCTTGCGGGGGCGGGTCCTGGGGCTTGGCACGTTTGGTCATGGCTTGAACATGCTGTTCATGGTTTCTTGGTAATCGAACACGCTGTCGAAGCAGTCCATCACCCTGACCTGTGCGGAACTGACGCCGCGCAAGCGGTCGTTGTATGTAAACACTTCCTTGGGAATCGCCGCATGGCCCAGTGCGAAGTCGCGCCCCAGTTGCGTGGGACGCCACAGCCCCGAGTGTTTGGACTTGCTGCCCTTGACGGGTGCGTTGCGCTCGATCAGCCCCCAGAACTTCAGCGTGGACATGGAGTTGGTGCGCACCAACCACCGAGGCGCCGTGTTCGGCACGTCGATCCATCCGTTGCTGAGCGGCGTCTGGCACAGCCAGAGCAGGGCCCGCACTCGGGCGCGGGTCACGGCATGTTTGTACGTCTTGCCCCACCGTGCACACACGAGGCAGTGCCCGCCCTTGCGGTCTATCGTCTCATGCCATGCGGTTTGCAGTTGGCTCAGGGTCGGTTCCATTGCGTTTCTCCATTTCAGTTTCTAGTAATTTGTCTATGTAGTGGCGCGCCTTCTTCAGATCTTCTATTCCATTCTTGTGTCGCCATCGAGATAGGTACTTGACGGCGTTGCCATCCAAGTAGCCAAGATTCCAGTCAATGATGGCGTCCCAGGGTTCGATTTGGAACTGCTTGTAGTGGTTACCCGCGACTTGCGTATCGTTTGCTCGTGGCGGTGCGGGTTGTTGTGTAACCCCAGTCTCAGGTCTTCTGCTGTTCCCATTGTCGTAAAGCGTGTTCCACAGGTCTTGCATTCATATCTCCTTCGTTTCAAGCCGTTTGCGGCTCTTCGGGTTTCAAGGGTGTATGTGTTAGCACCGCACTCAGGGCATTGCATCTAATTAACTCCATGATCTTGATCTGCTTCTTCTTGGCGCGATAGGCAATCTGACGTTCGGCCTGTGTCTTCTTCTGACGTGGCCTGTCCTTGCCCTCACCAAGTTTGTAGATCTTAGACAGGTCCCGACCGCGTGGGTCTTTCTCCCACCCGCTGATGTGGGCAGCGCCTGCGCGGTGCAGTTCCCTGGTGTACTGGCACACGGTCACGTAGTGCAACCCGGTCATCTCCGCCAGTTCGGCACAGGTGTAGGTGCCTTCGAGCAGGAGTTTGATGAGTTGCGCCTGCATGATCGCGTTGATCTTGATCTGCCGTTTACCCTTGGGGTTTGGTGGTGTTAGCACGAAGTTGCTCCTGTAGTTCCTTGACTTTCTCGTACGCGCACATGTAGTGCTCCGGCCCCCACGCCCAACAGTCGTGCGTGTGACTGCCAATGTGGTTGATGTAGTCGTTGATCTGTTTGGCTAGTCTGTCTCCGTCTGGCGTGACGCGCCCCTCCGGGGTCACGGTATCCACGCGGCGCAGCAGTTCGTGGCAGCGCATGAGTAGGGTGATGTGGTTCATTTCTTCTCCTTCTCGTACTCTTCACGCGAGTCCCATCCGGCCTCGTGCCCTTTAGTCCACGCCATGTTCCAAGCGATGCACCACAGGTCGTAGGAACCATCAAGCGGGAACTTGAACCCTTCGCCCTTCTTCATCATCGCCTTCATGTCTTTGCGCTTGATGATCCGCTCCCAAGCCTTGTCTCGGTCTGGGTTGTGGAGGGGTACGTCATCGAACAGTCCTTTGGTTGCTCTGACTCGCTTGGGCTTCTGGTTTGCGTTGTGGTCGCCGCTCATTCCTGCCCCCTTGCTCTGATGGCTTCGGCGCACGTATACCCGTGGTACTCGTGATCGCTGTCGGACTCGTCGCTGTAGGCCTCACACACCTTCGCACACGCCTCACGCTCGGCCAAGACCATCTCTTCTGCCAGCCTCAAAACTTCACTGCACATCACCTTGATAGAGTTGTAGGATTCAACCTCATTCCGATCAGCGCAGTCATATGCCTCTTGCATAATCCGAATACGCATAGGCTCAAACTTCTCCCATCTGCGGCGAATGATTTTTTCTTGGGTCATGTCTTCTCTCCTAGTCTTTCGCGCAGGGCGATTGCGGTGTTGCAGATAACCACGCCACTAGCATACGTTCGCTGCATCACATGGTTCTCAAGGCAGTCCAACGCCTGCCGCAGCAGGGCGGTGTCGGCCTCACTCACCGCTTTCAATTCCTTGTACTTGACGTGCCACATTGCTTCATCAAGTGCGCCCCGCAACTCCTCAACTTCCGCATGGAGGCGGCGCAGTTTGGCGGCGGCTCTGTTGTTTACGTTGATCAATTCTGGATGCTTGTCGGAAACCTCCAAAGCATTCGCCAACATCAGTGCGTCTAGTTCCGTGCTCATATCATTCCCCACAAATAACTAATCAACACCGCCACTGCCACGAACGGACCGAGAAAGATCACGAGCAGGATGGCAACCGCCCAGGCCAGGGCGAACAAGTCACCGAGCCACTTCATGTCAGCCACCCCATCCATGCCATGAACACTACCAAGGCAATGCACAAGAACACCACCGCACCAAGCAGCATGAAGTGCCCCAGTGCGTCGATGTCATCTTCTTCATAACGATTCATTGCTTGTTCCTCCAGAACCATCTCTCGATGGCGATGCGAATGCCGAACGACACGGCGGCAATGCCAAGCCACCCTGCCAACACATACAGCAACAGATCAGCGTTCATTTGGATCCTCCGCTAAACCGCGCCACTCGTCATTGCGGCAGATATAAAGCCGGTTGGTTTTATCCTTCAGCCAGTGCATCCATACCGCGCCTGTCCAAAACGCCCGGATCTCTTCGATGCCCTCACCCCTGAAGTCATACCATCCGACGTGCATCGGGCGGAACTCTTTGGCGCGGAACCACTGCGTAAGTTTGGGTTTGGTTTTCATGCGAACATCTTCCTCAACTTGTCGAACAATTCCTTGGCCTGCGCGATCGTCAGCGTGGCGATCAACTCGTCGATGGAGTTGACCACGCGGGGAGCGGGTGCCACGGGCGCCGGAGGAGGCGTGATAGTGGCCTCCTTGCGAGTGAGCACGATCTTGGGCTTGGCGGCCTTCGGATTGCGCCCCGTGGGTGTGGGAGTGTTGCGGGCCTGACGCAGTTTGCTCAGTTTGACTGGCGAATACTCACGGGCATTGGTCCAGTACGTGCCGTCCTTCTCACGGGTGATGATGCCTGTGCGTGACATCTGCGAGAGGATCGAGGACACCGACGACTCCTTGTGCCCCTGTGCGCTCAGGGCGTCGCGAATCTCGCGGGTGGTGCGGTGCGGGTTGTCGCGCACATAGTTGAATGTCTCCCGCGTCACGTCAGTGGTGCGAGTAAAGAACGGGGGTAAGTTGGGTTTCGGTTGTGCTTGCACGGTGGCTGTCTCCGGTTGATTCCATTCGTTCAGTGCTGATTGCAATGCTGATTTCAGATCAGGCATGGTGGGCTCCATCTAAGGCTTAGAAGAGTTCAAGTTGACGGTCGTCCGGGTGCGGACGTGGGGCTTGCGGGTCGCGCTTGGCTTGCGCGTGTTGGAGTTCGTCGATGTCCCGAAGGCGCATCTCCAGTCGCTCTCCCACGGCGCGTGCCAGGGCGTCGCCCTTCAGGTACGCCATGTTCAGCAACTCCTCATCACTCAGGTTCTCGTATCTCATTTGCGTGCATCCTCAAGGTCAATGAATGTGGTTAGTTGATGGCTCTTGTCGGTACGGAACCACAGGATTTCGTCCGGTGGCGGCACGTTGGTCTTGCGTAGATGGCCGGATATCTTCGCCACCACGAGGATGGGCGCAAGCCATATCGGCACGTTGTCTGTGTTTCCACGGTCAGTCCACTCGGTGCCGTTGTGCCAACGCTTGATGAGATAGACATCCCCACGCCGCTCGTACCGGAACTCGTATTCGTCGTTTGTCATGCGGAAGAGTTTCCTTCTGTTGTCTCCGATGCGGGCGCAGTCGGCTATGTAGAGCGGGTCTTCCCGATCTTCCTCATCCATCTCCTCAAGCCACTGCTGTTTGACTATTCCCATCGTCCACTCCCCAATCGAATGCCGCCAAGATCGCGTCCACCTTTTGCTTGGTGGCCGCACGGGTACCGTCGGACTCTCGCAAGTCCTTCGGCGTTACGCCAGACAGAACTTCCTCCAGACGGCGCCGCGCCTTCTCCAGTGCAGGGTCGTTGGTGACGTTCATGTGTGTCAACAACTCGCACAACTCCATGGCGCCAGTGACCATGGTGTCGTGGAACTTGCGCTTCTTGCCGTCCTCTTCGATCACGAGACGGTCGCTCAGGCGGGACAGCGCATCGTGCAGTCGAGTCCATGAGTCCTGCGCCGCCGCTTCCAACTGCTGCTCCATGCGCTTGTCGTACTGACGCATGAGATCGCGTTGCACTTCGCTCTCGATGTCCAGTCGGAAGTCACCTGCCGTGGGCAGGGGAGAGAACGCGATGTCGAACCGGAACTTGCGCGCCACCTGCTCACGGGTGGGGTACTCGTCACGATCGAACAGCGTGCCCAACTGGAATGCGGCGGCGGCCACGAGCGTGTCGTACTTGTCGAGGAACGCCTCGACCAGACGGTTGAACTCCGCCTCATGCACATTCATCTCTGCTTTGTAGGACTGCAACAGGGCAGTGGGCAACAAGCGCGCGCCGTAGTCGTTCCAGGGCTTCGTGAGTCGGTAGTGGTCAGCACGGGCACGGGCTTGGTACTTGGTGATGGCATCCAGTTCGGCGCACTCTGCGAACAGAGACTTGTAGACCGACGCCGCCTTGGCCGACTTCGCGCCCTTGGATTGCGTCACCTCGGCTTGCGTAGCCTTGTCCTGCTTGCGCCCCGAGTACAGGGAGATTTGCAGGTCCACGAGCATGGCCGCACGTGCCACGCCTGCTACGGGGTTGGTTTCGATGTAGTTCATTCTGATTTCTCCTGTTGCTTTTGAACGAATTTAATTGCTTCGACTTGCTCGTCGCTTACGGGATGGAGCCGCAAGTGCTCCATGGGGGAAAAAGGCTTGATGTTTTTGATGTAACCGTTGGATGAGTGGGCTTTACCCACCCAGGCATCGTGCATATCCTCCGCATCACACAGCAGCGTGGAAAACTTTTCCAGTTGCTCGAACGTCAGCAGCACGTTGCGTCCGCTGATCTCAACCATGAATCTCATCTTCAACCTCCAACTCAAACTTCACTTCGTTGATCTCGCACGACTCGATGAAATACTCTTCGGACGAGATGTAGTCCCACTCCGACCGCAGGGCTTCGAGCAGGTCGTCGGCTTTTTCTTGTGCGAACTCCCGCACCACTTCCTCGATGCGGGACTCTCGCCACTGGTCGTCTAGCAGTTCTTCCCAAGTCTCTTCGTCCAACTCGGAGAAGATTCCGCGCGGCGCCATGAAGCGGGTGTTTTCCTGAATGTCTACCTCCAGGGTCTTGTTCCGCCATCCAGTCAGATACACCCGTGCCCACGAGCGATCGTGCTCCACAGCGATGTACAAAGCCGGGTAGCGTTCATCTAGCCCCGTGCGCTTCATGAAGGGAGCGAGGTGAAGCGATCCCTGCCAAGCGGCATCAGCGTGGCCGTAGTCGATGCCCTCGAACTGGATGTCCGCCACCTGCACTCCCAACTCGTCCATCTGCTGTTTGAAGTCCTCCTCCACCGTGTCCCACCACTCGGGATGAAGGCAGTTGTTGAGGAAGTCCTGATGCTCTTTCTCGAACCGGCGAGAGTCGAGTCGCTTGAGTTCGTGGATGTCTACTTCGCGTGTAGTCATTTCATTCCTCCATCTAAGGCTTAGATGTCCAGGTGAATCGTGGTGCCGAACGGCGCCGTGAGGTTAGAAGTCACAGCCCACAGGGTTGGGATGGTGGTGCGTCCCCAGTCCCCGACATACCCGTCGGTGAACTGCACGATGGCCTGCGGGGCCAAACTTTTTTCTTTCAAGTAATCAAACAACACCGACCCGTCGGTGCCGCCGCCACCCTTGATCTTCAGGTCCTGCACGGCGAACTGACCATCCTCGAACGTCTGATGCCCGGCCACCTCGGTGTCCCAATAGATCACGTGGACCTTGCCCGGCTTGACTTGTTCCACGATAGTTTTCAGTTCGGTCACGAACCGCGTCATTTCATCGCCGCCGAAAACCGAGCCGGAGGTATCGAACCCGATCACCAACTCGGTGATAGTGATGCCCTGCATGGACGGCATGTAGATGTCGTCGGCCAGGAACCTACGGTTGGGCTTGCGCCACGTGGACTCGTCGCGCCCCTGGCACATCTCTTGGATGAACTCACGCAACGCCTTGCGCCAGTCAACCTTGGGTGCAAGCAAGTCACCGAAGATACCGTCGGCCATACCCGCGCCCTTGCCTGCCAACTTCTGACGCAACATCTCGCCCTGGCGCACAGCACGTGCGATCTCCTGGGCTTGCGCCTCTGCGGCTTTCTTGGCTTCCTCGCCACCGTCCTTGGCGTCGTCCCAGTCGTGCGAGTCGAGCCCGCCATCGCCGTCCCCATCGCCGCTCTCGCCCCCATCAGGCGGCGGGTTCTTCTTCAGGTCGTCGAAGATTTGACGCACCGACCAGCCCCGGTACTTCTCGTCGGGCTTGATGCCGATCTTGGGCATGCGGATGAACCCCTCGCCTGCATCCATGTCCACGAGTGCGAGGTTGACGAAGTAGTCGGCGGCTACGTTGGCGAGGTGCGGGTCCTCGTCGTGCAGGTCCTGCCACGTGTGCAGGTGGCGATACGCCTTGTGCGTGGCCTCGTGCAACACCACGAAGCGCAACTCCGGGTCGGTCGGCATGTACTGCTTCATGAAGTCGGGGTTGTACTTCACGTCCCAACCATTGGTGGCGGCAGTGGGCACGTCGGTCGTGACCTCGACCTTGCCGCATGCCAGGACCCCGGCATACACGCATGCCTTCTTGTGTTGCATGATGGCGATGTGCGCCTTGCGGATACGATCAATCGGTTCCATGGTTTCTCCTGTTGTGATCTAAGGCTTAGATGCACCCCGCATGGGGTGGCTACTTGATTCCCCTGCCTATGAAGGCAGTCTGGATACGGTGCGCATCACGGGATTCGACGTGGTTCTTCATGGGTGGGGTGTATGCCTTGCTGATGCGAGCAGGGCTCCAGTCCTTGTGCAAGCGCACACGGCGCGTCCCGTTGCTCAGGTATTCGATGACTAGCATGGCGGCCCCTTAGAAATACTTGCCCAACTTAGCGGCGGCGGCAGTGAAGCGGCGGTTCTTGCACGCCATCGCCACCTTGGACTTGTTGCCCGCAAGTGAGGACACGAACAGCGAGTAGGCTTCGAACGACGTGATGCGCTCGGCGTACACCATGACTGCATCGAGATCGTCCTCGGTCACGCGGTTGGCAAGCATGAAAGCCAGGATGAACATGGCACCCACGGCGTCCTCCTTGGGCACCTTGGTCTTGTGCGGATCCTTGACGATGTTCTCGTACAGGGGCAGGGAGTCAGCGAGGTTGACCAGGGCCACCATGAGTTGCGCCGCTGACTCACCGATCGTGCCTGCCAGGGCAGGGAGGAATGCATCGCCCAAAACAGACCTTTGTTTCACGATGTTGGAGCCACGCTCCATGGAACGCGGTGAGCAGAAGGTCCGCGTGTTGCCAGTCAGGGGGTTGAAGATGTACGGGTTCTTCTCGTTGCGACTCAGGTCGGTGTAGCACTGGAACACTTCCGGGTTCTGCTTGGCGAACGCCATCATCTCGGGGGCGATGTCGTTGTCCGCCGCCCAGTGCAACCACTCGTCAGCGGTGGGGTTGGCCACCACGAGTTCAGTCATGCGGTTGTAGGCATGCGCCGGGATGTTGTCGCCCACGCCATCAGTGTCGAGGTTTGTGGTTGCGATGACGATCGACCCGGTAGTCAGGCCACGGTCAGCGATGCGCTTCTCGTTGACGAGCGGCAACAGCATGTTCAGCACAGGGCGGGACGCCTTGCCCAACTCGTCAAGCATGATGAGCAGGGGGCGGTTGCTGCCGTTGGCAAGCCCGAAGCGGGCGTTCGGTGCGTAGTTGGTGACCATGGCTTCGCGGTCGATCACGGGCATGCCCAGGTCGCCGAGGTCAAGGTTAGCCACGTCGATATAGCAGGGGATGTAGTCCGGCAGTTCCTTGGCGAGCATGGTCAGGATCGCTGACTTGCCCACGCCGGGTTGGCCCCGCAGGATCACGGTATTGGTGGTGCCGACGGCACGGATCACGGTAGCGGCTTGGTTCAGATTGACTTTCATGATTTGCTTTCTATCTAAGGCTTAGATGTTGACGAATGATTTTGCTTTGACTGGCTTACTTGGCGATGACTGTTTCGTACAGGTCCTCCTTGGCGGCTTTCATGATGGCAGTCCACGCTTGGCCTGCCGGGAGTTTGGTGTACTCGTAGGAGCGGCTTGCCCAGTTGAACCCGTGGGTGAACGCATACCTGCGGATGATGCCCGGCCAGTTGTGGCTC